TAAATTCAACAATATACGAATCATCGGTTTCCTTTACTTCTGATATATGTCGTGCATTTTCTTCAGTTTCCATGCCTACCTTTCAGTTTCATCGACTACTATATTTTCAGTAGTCTCATCATTGTTTGAGGGTAATTTAATGCCAATACTTTCCGCAAGCTCTTTTTCCCGTTTAATTGCTTCAAATATTTCTGCTAAGTCCTTTCCTTTGTTTGAGGCGATTTCACTTAAACTTTCCACTCCCATTTCAACCGCCACCTTATGAGCATTAATCTCTTTTAATGGGTCAACATAACTCCAACCTCTGGGAACCCAAGCAACGTCTTCAAACTTATCTATTTTCTGCATGGGTAAATTTAATTCTCCTGAACTTATCGCCATTCTTAACCAGTTATTAAAAACAGGTCTGCAAAAGTGTTCGACCATAAAGTTTTGAAGGGTTTGCCAGATTACCCGTTCCTCCATTACTCCTGCACGAATTGAACTGAAATTAACCGATTCTAAATCAGAAGATATTGCATTATAACTTACACCTAATCCTGACGAGATACTTCTTAGTATTGATTTAACAAAGGTAGGAAACGCATTGGTAGGATGGTTTGGAGTAAAAGGGGTAAATTCAACCCCGTCTGGTAATTGTTGAAATGTTCCTGGCTGGAATTCTTGAATTAAATTACCGTCTGAATCTGTATTAGTTCCTGTGTAGCCTTGTGCATCTGGGGAGGTGAAAAATCCCATGGAACTTGAACCTATTCGGGAAGCAACTAACTCGCTTTCATGGTACTGGTGTAGCATCTCTAATCCACGCAATGCGGTATTCATCCAAGGTATTCCTCTTGACTGCCCTGGCCTTTCCATTAAATAAACATGGATTATTTCATCTACGGGTACTCGTTCTGCTTCTCCGATGTAATTCGTTGTGCCGTTTTCTGGTGGTCTGGTTAACTGGTAATAAGCTAAAGGTTCACCGTATACATTTTGCTCAATACTCATTTTAATAATACGGTTATTCCTTAACTCCATATTACGTTTAATGTCAAACCAATCTCCCTCCATTACGAATAAACTAAATGCAAAGGGGTTACTGGTATCCTTAACCATTCTAATGAAACACTCACCATCTCGGGCTAATGTTTCAACTACGATTCTTTGAATATCACGCCAGTTTAATCTTTTATCTGTTGAGCAAAATCTTTTTTCAGAACCCCAGCGTTTCCATGCTTTTTCAATAGCATTAATATCATCACTATCAAAAGACCCGTCATCCCGTTTCGCTTTGGACTGTAAAATAATTCCGTCTGGACCGATTACGTTTGCTTTTACCATACTTAAAAATTTACGGGCATAAACATCATCGTTGCATACCTGTCTAACCCGATTACGCATGGTCTGAAGGTTATTTTGTAATTCTTTATCTGCACTTAAATCGGTTCCACGCCAGCCAAAAAACTGATTATCAAACTTAGCTGATGAAAAGTTACGTTTACCCATTAATTTTCTGGTCGGCTTGGTATTACCCTTTTTAAAAAAATTAAATATTCTCATGAGGTAAACCTTGCATGAATGGTGTTTTTAGTACCTAAATTATCTTTAATTCGGCTCTGGTTAACCTCTCTCATCCACCTTGCTTTATAGATACCTTCAAATTCAATTAAGTCTTGTATGCTCATCCGTGAAAGGGATCTGCCAGCAATTGAATAACTCATTTGATCTTGTGAAGCTCTACCTTCAATAACCGCGATTACCGCTTCATATATTTTTTGATTTGATGTTCTAGGGTCGGCATTATCGGTAGCTTTATCACCAATTACTTCCCATTGACCAGAATCAATCCTTATTCTTTCTGAATCGCTATTTCTGGTAATGTAGGCATCCCAATAATAAAGGCCGACATTATAGGGTCTGGTAGTGGATTGACCGACTTGAACTAAATAGTCTGAACCAGAAGCTGAAGCGGTAATGGTAATAACATAAGTACCATTGCCAGCTTGACGGGCTTGATAAGATAAGGTGTAAGAAGAATTAGAATAATCGGAATTTAAATCCTCGCGCTTCCACGCTAGGTAATCACCCGCAATGATTGGGTGACCGTATTCTTCAATGGTAGGTTCTTGAGTGCGGTATTGACTACTATCGAATAGATTTCCCATAACCCAAATTACTCCTATTAACTGATGAAACCCAACCCGATTTGGATTGGGCGTTGACTGTCCTTTTTACTGGTTTTGGATCACTCGCCAACTTTTCAGTTAATACTTCTAAATTTGGATTTATGGATACTAAACTTGCAAGGGCGTAAACCCTGCAATCTAAAGCTTCATTTCGTCTTCGTGTTTTAACCCATTCTCTTTTTGGAAAACCTTTAATATATTTAGTCTGTACCTTTTCTGCCGTCAACATCAAGAAATATTCTTTTTCATAGTCTAAAGGAAAATGACAATAACCTCGACTGGGTTCTCCAATCTTTAAACGTGAATAGATTACTTCTTTGGCGGTATCAGTACCGACAGGAAATAAAAGGGTTTTACTTCTGGCTATTTTCGTAGGTTTACCCGTGATCGGTTTATTTGGGGTACTCATTCCTTTACAGGCAAAAATTCTGTTAATCTGCCTTTCAGAAGTATAACGGTAGACTGCATCTGTATGGTGACCACCGCTATCAATAAACGCACTAACTACGTTTAATTTAACTCCACTAGGATGAACATATTGTTTTTGTAAAACTTCGTCAACCTTTTTCCATACATCTGGGCCACTAGGATCACCATATAACTCACCATAAAATAAAGACCAGCTTTCCTCCCCAATACCCCAGCCAACTATTTCGCACGCAATACGGTCATTCTGGGTATCTAAACCTGCGGTAATTAAACAAACTGGTTCAGGTAATGGTTCAATTTCATAACCTCCACGCCTTGCATAAATATATTCGTATTCCACTCCTTCACCCGATTCTTCAAAGGTATCTCCTAAAGTTGTATTGGTCCACGTTTTTAACATGAACTTATCATCTTTAGATTCTAAAAATTCGGTAACGCAGTCAGACCATGTTTTCCAGCCAGGAGGACTATATAAACTGCTTAAATGAAATCCTGCATGCTTCCCGTTAGTATTAGGATTCGTTGAAATCCATCTACCTTTAGAAAGCATTTCTCCTTTATGGTATTCTTCTATTTTCTTTTCGCAAGCCTCACATTCATAATATGCCGTTTCTGGTAAATGGTTATCATCCTCGTCTTTATCCCACCTAATGTTAGACCATTTTAAAAACTGTTCCCGATTACAATGAGGGCAAGGTACAAAAAACCGTCTGGCATCGCTGTTTTCATAATACTCTTTTTCTATTCTACTCATCCCTTTAATCGTGGGAGTAGAAATCATAAGTATTTTTTTCTTATTAAAAGTACTGGTTCTTTTAATTGCCAGACTTACTGGATCACCCTCTCCGTCTGCATCAACAGGGTAGGCATCCACTTCATCCATCATTAAGTACTTACAAGGCATACTCCTTAAACCGACTGCGGAATTAGCACCCGTAGTTACCAGAATGCCACCTTTAAATTCTTTTACTAATTGGGTATTACCTGAATCTCTGGAACGGGGATCTGCTACTTTTTCCCGTAATACTTCTGACTCAAAAATCGATGGTTGCAGTCTTTGAATCGACCACCTTTTTGCTAATTCTACTGTCGGGTGAACTACAAGAATCGGGGCTGGTGCTTGACCTATTATGTAAGTGATCCAGCAATTTCCTGCCTCCGTTCCTCCTAACTGCGAAGCCTTCATAAAGATCACCCTCTCGACTGGTGATTTCGGTGAAAGGCAATTTAATATCTCTTTTAGGTAAGGGGTTCTGCTCGTCCTCCAAAGTCCAGGTTCCGCACTCCCCTTGCTTGGTAGTATTCGATTCTGATCGCTCCATTCTGATACCGTTAAATCTGGGTCAAGTTGTAAACCTTCGGAATAACTACTTGCGAACAACTCGTAAGGATTTATTGCCATCCAAAGTCCTTAAAACTGAAACAATTTCATCATGAATTAATTCGTGAACTCTATGCTCATCGGATTCATTTGCTACGACTGGTGCTAGCCTTAAGGGAACTGCTAGTAAAGTATCCCTCACTAACCGTGCTTGTTTAAACGCTGATTCCTTAACTGCTTTGGCATCCACTAAACTACCCTCCATTTGCTCTAATTCCAGTTTAACTTTTTTTGCTTTTAAACTTTCATGGACTGCTTTAACCCGTGCAAAGTTCATGGAGTTGTTTTCTGTAATACCCTCCGTGACTGCTTTTTCCTGTTCTTTCTTTTGCTTGAATTTGGTCACGTTACGGGCGAGCTCTTCCTTTGCTTCAGGCCATGGGATTTTACCGTCTTTTAAAGTTAAATTACCCTTGGATACATGGATGGAAACATTCGGGGGAGTGAAACCCATCCTTCTTGCAAACTCCGCTTGACTGATAAGTTCTGCCATTTAATTTTAATCAAGTGATAGGTTCTGTAACTAGAGAAAGATTGCCGTGCCGAGAAAAACC